AAGCGCATGCGCGAGGAAACCGAGCGCGACGCCATGTCGACGGCGCTCGAGGCGCGCAGGCGCCACTTCGGCGTAACGGCGAAGCAGGCGAAAGACGAGAGGCTTGGCACGGCGCTAGGCCGTCTCGCCTTCCGGGAACTCATCAGCGACTTGCAATACCAGGCCGGCGTGATCTTCGCCGACCTGTACCAGAAGCATCATGTCGTGATCGGTCTGCCGATGCCGAGCCCCAGTTCGGTTTCGGGCCTGCTGATCAACGAGGGGATCTTCGGTGCTAGCCCGAGCGAGCCGGTGCTGGAGGCGATCGAGAAGCTGAAGCGGCGCTTCGACGAAGCCACGGATGCGCTCGACATCTGCGACCGCGAGCAACGGATGTCGCGTGGAAAGCGGCCGACCCTGCTCGTGCATCGCGTGATCTGCACCGACGAGGATGCGATGCACTGGCCGGAGGAGGACATCGGCAATCTGCGCGTCGCGTTGAACGCACTCGTTCGGGTTTTCCGGCTGCGATGAGAGTTATCCACACGACAGGAGCACGCAGCGTTTCTCGCGGGTGCGTGCTGTTACGCTCCACTTATCATACTGAAAGTATTGAAGAAAACGCTTGACGCGGGACTGCGACGCGGCTAAAAGTTCCAATATTGAAAGCTCACAAATGCGCCCGGAGATAGCTCTCCGGGCGTTTTGCGTATCGGAGGGTAGCCATGCGGGTTCGCTTCCTCGAGGCTGACGATGTGCGCATCCGCTTCGAAGCGGCTTGCAACCGTCTCGGCGAAAGCGAAGCCCGCCGGGCCTTCTCGATGGCGCTGAACAAGGAAGGCCGCAAGTCCCTCACGCAGCTGCGCCGCAGCTTGAGTCAGCAATCGTCCATCCCGCGCGGCGCCGTCAACGCTGCAACACGCTTCAAGTCGGCCAGTCGCTCAACGATGTCCACGGTGACCTCGGGCACTGGCCGCCATCTGCCTCTATCCTTCTTCGGCGCGAAGCAGTTCTCCTACGGCGTGCGTGCGAAGATCTGGGGCAGGGCACAGACCTTCCGCTCGGCCTTCGTGGTGAAGCGCTACGGCGGCGGCGTGTTCAAGCGCACGGGCAAGGCGCGCTTCCCGATCGAGCAGCTGTGGGGGCCTGCGGTCCCCGTCGAGATGCTGCGCGACGAAGCGTATGCCGCATGGACCGATCAGCACCCGCGCGTGCTGAAAGAGTCTGCGCGTCTCATCGCACTGATGCTGACTGGAGCGGGGTTCCGCGGTGCCCAGCGCAATCGTAGTCCTGCGTAGGGGGGCGGGGCTAGGAGCCCCATTGCGGGGTTCTGAGTAGCGCAGCCGCCGCCGCCCGGTTTTCGAGCGTTTTTCTGGTTTTCGTTTTTCCGTTTTGGTTTGAATAGCTTGCGCTGAAACGCCCGGAAATCGGGCTCTTCCGTTCAGGGTCAGGGGGTCCGATGATCGTCACCGACATGCCGGTGGAGAGCCTGGTGCCCTATGCGAGGAACCCCCGCAACAACACCGCCGCCATTGACGCGGTGAAGGCGTCCATCGCCGAATTTGGTTTCCGCCAGCCGATCGTCGTGGACGAGAAGCTGGTGGTGATTGTCGGTCATACCCGGCTCGAGGCCGCCAAGAAGTTGGGCCTGAAGACGGTGCCGGTGCATGTGGCGGAGGGGCTTACCCCTGCACAGGCCAAAGCCTACCGCATCATGGACAACCGCTCCCACGAAAATGCCGAGTGGGACGATGAACTTCTAAGGCTGGAATTCGGGGACCTGAAGCTCGACGATTTCGACCTTGCGCTGACCGGCTTCGTTTCCGAAGAGCTCGACAAGCTTCTGGGCGCGGAGCAGATCAAGGGTCTGACGGATCCGGACGAAGCGCCGGAGGTTCCCGCTGAAGCTGTCAGCAAGCCGGGTGACCTCTGGATCCTCGGCGACCACCGCGTCCTGTGCGGCGACTCCACCGTGATGACGGATGTCGAGAAGCTGATGGGCGGGCAGCTGGCGGACATGGCGGTGACGGATCCGCCCTACAACGTGGATTACGGCAACAGCGCCAAGGACAAGATGCGCGGCAAGAACCGCCGCATCCTCAACGACGCCCTGGGTGAGGGCTTCCACCAGTTCCTCCACGACACCTGCGTCAACCTGTTGATGGTGACCAAGGGGGCCTGCTACATCTGCATGAGCTCCTCGGAGCTTCACACCCTGCAGAAGGCTTTCACCGACGCAGGCGGCAAGTGGTCCACCTTCATCATCTGGGCCAAGAACACCTTCACGCTCGGCCGGGCTGACTATCAGCGTCAGTACGAACCGATCCTCTACGGCTGGAAGGACGGCAGCCAGCACTACTGGTGCGGTGCACGCGACCAGGGTGACGTGTGGTTCGTGGACAAGCCGCGGGTCAACGATCTCCACCCGACCATGAAGCCGGTGGAACTGATCGAGCGCGCCATCACCAATTCCTCGAAGAGCCGGGACATCGTCCTCGACTTGTTTGGCGGCTCGGGCACCACCCTCATTGCTGCCGAACGCACGGAGCGCTCGGCGCGGCTGATGGAACTCGACCCCAGATACGTCGACGTGATCGTCCAGCGCTGGCAGGATTACACTGGCAACAAGGCGGTGCTGGACGGCGAGGACCGGACCTTCGACGATCTGAAGATCGTCCGTTTGAAACGAACCGCTGAACCGTCCTCAGCTCTTAGCGCTTGATCGCAACCGCGCCTCGAGCACCTGTATCTCGTCCTTGATCTGGAGTTTCCGGTGCTTGATCTCGGCGAGTTCCTGGTCGCTCGACGAGGCATGAGCCACCGCGTCGGCGAGTTGTGCCTCCAATGCCTTGTGCTTGGTCTTGAGTGCTTCGAGGTGGGTCTCGGTCGACATGGTCCCTCCCTTGCTGACATCTGCTCGGGGCAGATTTCCACAAAAGTGTGACCGGGAACTTGATGCTCGTCAAACAGCCGGTAGTCAGATCCGGAGGATCAACTTCATGCAGTCGCGATGGATGTCGCTAATGGAGGCGGTCACCAACATCGTGGTGGGCTACGGCCTTGCCGTGCTGACGCAGATCATCGTGTTCCCGCTCTTCGGGCTGCATGCATCGCTGAGCGACAATCTTCTTCTGGGCTCTGTATTCACCATCGTGTCGCTTGCTCGCGGCTTTGCGTTGCGCCGCATCTTCAACACCTTCGATGGTCGATAAGTCGTTAACGATTTGTTAACCATTCAGGTTTGAGCATTGATCAGGGCTGGCAAACCACCCAGCAGCCCTGATTTTACAGAGCCACCAGTTCCGCGACTGGTGGCTCTGTCGGTTCTCTGGCCTCTCCTGTGTTCAGGATGCCCTATACACGCGGCCTCTCTGATCGTCCTTGACCGAGGTGATGGTGAGTCCGAGTTTCTTCTTGAGGCTTCCGGCCATGGCCCCCCGGATCGTGTGGGGCTGCCAGTCCGTCGCTTCCACGATCTCGGCAATGGTCGCTCCTTCGGGGCGGCGCAGCATTTCGATCACCAGCGCCTGCTTCGTGCCCTCGCGCATCTTACGCTCGGTGGGGGCGGGCTTTGGCGTCGGCTTCTGAGTCTTGGTCTTCTGAGGCTCAACCTCGATGCCGATGGCGGCAAAACCTGCATTGGAGATGATCAGCGTCAAGCCGTGACCCTCGTCGCTCTCGCGCCAGACAGGATCGTCAAGCTTGCGGTTGGCCTTAACCTCCTTGAGGAGGCCTTTCTCGATCAGGGCGTTGACGACCTTGTGGGCCGCGCCACCTTTGAGGCTCTTGGGGAGAGGGAGGGCAAGGCGGTCTGTGCGCTGCGACGCGGCACTGAGGATGACGCGCTGGGTGTCGGTGAGTTTCGTCATGGGGCTTGCTCCTTCGGAGTTGCGGAGCGGCGGGATCGCCGGTTCCTACGAGCCTGAGTCCCGCGCAGGAGGCAGGACGAAGGAGCAGACTGGCCGTGACACTACTCGGCGTGCTCGCCCTCCCTGAAGGCGGCATGCGTGATGCGCCGGAGGTGGCGGGCGTAGTCCTCGAGGTTGCCGACATCGCCCCAGTGCACCTTGTCGGGATCGGCACCAAAATGGTCCTCGCTGAGCTTCGTGATCCTCGCGAGCATTGCGTCGATCTCCGCCTTCTTCGCGATGAAGACGTCGATTGCCTTTCTGGTGTCCCGTACTGGTCTGCGCATCGTGTGCCTCCCTCGTTGGAGCCATGAATGCTTCTCCTTCGCCGGAAGACAAGCAGAATAGCTTTGTAATCCTATTGTTTCCGATCATTCTGGCGGAGGCCGGGGTCCATGTCTGAACATGCGGGTCTCATCCCCATTGGCCAGGCCGCGCGGCTGTTGATAACTATGAGGCCATCGTCACGGCGATGCGCAACGACCTGGTCGAGCACTTCCCGCTGATCGCAGGGGTGATCGACCTCGAGAGCGAGCCTGCCCGCAAGCTGATCGAGGCCTTTGCCTACCGCGAGCTCCGCTTGAGGGCACGCATCAACGATGCGGCACGGGCCGTCCTGCTGGCCTCGTCCTGGGGCAGCAACCTCGACCACCTGGGCGCGCTGTTTGCCACCGCGCGGCAGGCTGGCGAGATGGACGACAGGTTTCGCCGCCGCATCCAGCTCGCACCCGAGGCCTTCTCGGTCGCGGGCCCGGAAGGAGCCTATCAGTACCATGCTCTCACCGTGGCGCCCTGGGCGCGGGATGTTTCGGCGGTCTCGCGCCGCCCGGGCGTCGTGCGCGTCACGGTGCTGAAGGAAAGTACCGACCCAATACCCACACTCGCCGAGCGCGAGGCGGTCCGGCTCCACCTCAAGAACGAGGCCATTCGCCCGCTCACCGATGTGGTCGAGGTGATGCCGCCAGCCATCCGCCGCACCCGGATCGTGGCGAAGCTCACGCTCTATCCCGGCCCTGATGGGGAGCTGGTACGGCAGCGCGCGCTCACTGCAGTTACCTCCTGGGTGGAGAAGAACCGCATGCTCGGCATGAACCTCCGCCGCTCAGCGCTCTATGCGGCCCTGCATCAGGAAGGCGTTCATTCCGTCGACTTCGTCTCCCCGGCTGAAGATCTCGTCCTCGACATCACCGAGGTCTATGCCATCGACGCCATCGAGGTGAGCGTGAGTTCCATCCGCGATGAGTGACGCCATGACCCGGCAGACCCTGCTCCCGCCGAACCACACACCTTTCGAGGAGGCTTTCGACCTCACGGGTGCGAGCATCGATGAGCTTCCTGTCGATGTCGCGAAGCTGGTGCGGCCCTGGGAGGTATCGCGTTCGCACCTGCCGTGGCTGGCATGGGGCCTCTCGGTCGATCTGTGGGAGCCGGACTGGTCGGATGAAAGGCATCGGGCGCTCGCGGTGCGGGCGCTGCCCATGCATGCGCGGAAGGGCACGCAGGCCTCGATCGCCGAGCACATCCGCATCATGGGCGCGGATCCCTGCCGCTTCATCGTGCCGCCAGCCAAGACCTTCCTGATGGAGGCACTCACCGAGCAGGAGCGAGAAGCCTTCCTCGCCCGCTTTCCGCAGCTGCGCATCTATCCCTTCGTGGCGCGCGGGACATTTCGCTTCGCGCACTTCACCTCGGCGGCCTTCGGCAGGGCGAGGGCGTTTCTGGATGCCTGCTGCGTCAAGGACATCGGGGCCTGGTCGCGCTATGTCCGCACGGCCAGGCTCTGGGACCGTGGCGTGGAAACTACGCTCACCATCCGCGCCGTCACGCCGGAAGGCGTGGGCCGTTTCCACGCCGCCGAATTCGACGAGGTGGTGTTGGGTGCCAAGCCCACAATCGCGCTGCATCTCGATGCGCCGCCCAAGCCCAAGGCGTTCCTGGTGGATGATTTCGGTGTGGCGCAGCGGCTGATTCGCATCCCCCGCGATGCCAGCTACGATTACCGTCTCGGCCGCGAGACTTACACGACCGCGTGGCCCAACGCCGACCTTGTCGATGTGCGACCGCAGAGCGTGGCCGAGCGGCACGAGGGACAGCCTGGTTCCCTCTACGCAACACGACGGCAGTTCATCTCTGGCAAACATCTGCCGCCCAGCATCGCCTGGCGGTACATCTATGAGCGCTGGCATATCCACGACCTGGATCGGGTGCCGGATGTCCGCGTCCGGTCAACGCACCTTGGCTTCACGCGGCTCGGCATGCCGCCTTATCACGCCGAGATCAGGACTCGGATATCAGGCACGCAGGCGCCGCGCACCGCGGGGCTGTTTGTCACCGGTCATCTGATGACCGGCAACCGCAAACCCATCTCAGCCGTCCGCGAGGCGGTGCGCGTCTCCAAGTCACTTCGGGACCGGATACTGCTCGATACCAGGACATACCGCCTCCCGCGCGTCGGCGACCGGCTCAAGGCCGGAACCGTGACGCTTGGGCGCTTCATCGCGGCATAGAAGGAACAGACACGTGGAACAGACCGTCACCTTCAGGGACCGGCAGGAACTGCAATCCGCCGATCTCAACAACGCGCAGGATTTCGCGCGGGCGTCCCTCGATCATGTGGTGAAGGACGCGATCGATGGCGGCAAGGCCTATACCGGCTTCAGTGCGTCCAAGACCGCGGCCACCGAGATCACCCTGTCGCCGGGCCGCTACTATGCCGGGGGCCAGGTCTTCGCCCGCAACGAGAACGTGGTCATCGACCTCTTCAATTCCCTGCCGCTGGTGACGAAGAAGCGGGTCGCGATCGTCGCCTTCGGCCAGTCCGTCGACACCGACGTCCAGCCAAGAGATTTCCTGATCGACGCCCAGCTCGGCACCACCGAGCCCCAGGCCGTCGCCATGGAGAACATGCGCCGGGCGGAACTGTCGGCGGTCGCTGGCGTGGAAGGTCCCGATCCCTCCTATCCCCCCACCGATGCCGCCACCGTGGTGATCTGTTACGCTGTCCTCGACACGGCGGGCGTCGTCTCGATCGAGCAGTGGGCGCCCAGCCAGCTTCCCAACCTGAGGCTGGTGGCCAACCGGGTCTCGGCCCTCGAGGTGTGGCGGGGCCAGATCAGCGGCCAGGTCGACACGCTGCGGACCGACCTCTCGGCGCTGGCGGACCGGCTGGGCGCCTATGCCTTGAAGAGCGAGACGGTGGACCTCACCGAGCAACTCGAAGCGCTTCGCCGCAAGGTCTACGAGCCCGGCGCCTACATCTATTTCGGCACCAATCATTTCCTGACGAACGAGGGCTCCAATTTCGACCACCCCGCCTTCGACGCCATTGTGGGGGAGGGGGTGCGCTTTCCCGAGGCGGGCACGGCCACTTCGGCCTTGGCGCTCCTCAACCCGAACAATGCCTTCGTGTCGGTCAACAACGGTTTCGTTCTCCCGAAGTACAGCCACGGCCTGCGCATGAACCTCGCCGGCTATTCGGGCGAGCTGCGCATGGCGCAGTACACCTTCGAGACCACCGCCATCCGCCAGCTGTTCCGCTCCCGCGAGCGCCGCCGCTACGGCGCGACGAAGCAGGTCTGCACCAATTCAGCCTGGTGGCGGCAGGGCATCTACGACCAGGCCGCCAGTACCTTCACCCGGAACGGCGAGACCTGGGAGGTGGTGAACGGCATCCCCGACCGCATGCCCAACGGCCAGGTCATCCCCAACGGCAACGTCCACTGGGTGCGCCTCACCCAGTTCTGGATCGACATCTTTCTCGAGCCCTACTGGGACCGGGTGACCGCTACCACCACCTTGAACGGCCAGCAGGTGGCTCAGACCTTCCTCAACTCGCAGGACGGCT